TTAGCCGTTCCTACTAAATTTAGTCCCCTGTGTAGCTACGCCACCTCCACGAGAGAACATGACTTTACCACCCGCTTTCTTACCCGTACCGAACATACGATCAGAAATATTTTTGGGTGCATCTCCTGCTAAGAACTCCTCTCTATTTTTTTCTATCCTATCTTTTGTACCCATACCAAATAAACCCACATTCATACGTTTATCTAATTTTTTAGTGGCTTTATCGAGATCTGTTTGAGCTTTTGATTTAGTTATAGGATCGTCAGAGCTTTTCACGGTATCTCTTAACTTTTTTATCTTAGTTTTTATGCTTTGCTTTTCTTTCATTTAACACCTCCATCTTCTTCTTGCTTGTCGCAACCTGCTGTTTGGATCTTTTGCTGCTTTTGGAAACTTCTTCATCTGCCCTGCACTTCTAGCACAAAATGACTTTCTTCTTGCCGCTCGCTTGCCTGTAGGCTTCTTCTCTGTCACAGCTGTCTTCAGCTTGGACCCAGGGTTTTGCCGTCTGTATTTAGCAACACCCTTTGCTGTCATGCCCGCTCCAGCCTTAGTGGGGCGTTTATCCCCACTTTTTATGGACATACCTTTCATGCCCTTGCCTTTGCGGACTCGCCCGCCTCTTTTGTAGTCGTTACGCATAACTACGCATTATGACAAAAACAAAGTAAGTTTGTTGCCACTGCCAGTAAAAGCGTTGATGTAAACGCCACTTTCTGCAAGAATACCATCATCTGGGATATTTAAGTGATGCAAACCTGTTGGAAAACTTTGAACTAATATATCTGATCCACCTGAACCATCTTTAATAGTTACGGCTCCAGCTGAGTTAGCAAAAATAACAAGTTGCCTCAACCTTGATCTAGCAGGTCCAATAACTGCGGCAGCATCACCTTGATCGTGGTTAAAGGCTTTTACATCTGATCTAGCCATTTATACCTCCTAGTTTAAGCTTCGTAACCAAACAGTTCTATAAGTAACTTTCCTGCTGTGTAATCTGCGTCTGTTGTAGCACCAAGAGTTAGGTATAGAAACTCATCTGCCGCTGGCACACCTGTGAATATAACAACAGTACCTGTTGAAAGATCCCCTGAGTTTACCAGTAGAGTTTCAGTTAAGTCTGAAATTGCTCCATCTTCAACACCTGTACCCTCAGTAGCTGAGTGAACGTTAATATCTGGATCACCGCCAGCAGGTGTTTCAAAGCAAGTCATTCTACCTGCTAAGATAGTTCCGTTTCTAGCAGCTGTAATCTGCCCGATGTGACATACGTTTGATGTGCCGTTAACACCTATGATATCACCGTTGGCTGTAGAGCGTAGACCTGTAAGATCAATCAAGATATTTGTCTTGATGACACCGCCCTCTCTAATTACAGAGCTTCTGTAAACAGTACCCGTGCCGCCTGTAATACCTGTGCCTGCTTCGGTTGCCATTGTATTTGCGTCTAGGGATGTAAAACCAGCAGAAGAGATAGACATCTGTGTAGTCTCTACTCCTGTTGATGCTGCTGTAGCTATTGAAGAATAACCACCCTCAGAACGCAATGTTCCTTTGAATGTAGTGTTAGCCATGTGAACCTCCTTGTCGTGGCTGAAGTCAATCACACCATGTGATTGTCAAGGTAAGCGTAGTATAAAGTAAAAAAGGGCGACCCGCAAGCCGCCCTTTGATTTTTCTTAGGCTCCTGGGGAACCAAAGATTCCTAATGGATCAGATACACCGAAAGAGTATCTCTCTCTAGCTTTATATCTGCTGTTACCTGTGTCAAAGTCAGCATCCATAGATGTAGCCATTGGACTACGTGTGAAGTGCTTTAGACCGTTTGGTACATCAGTTAGTAGGAAGAAAGCGTCTGTATCAGTCAGATAGTGATTGATAGTGTAGCCCTCTGGGATAGAACCATTGTTGCGTAGTGCATTGAGGTCGTTATCCGCAGTTCCTACTCTGCCTTCAGTTTCTAACAATCTTGTTGCCACAAACTGTAGATTCGGTGGGATCACCAACTTTCGAGGTCTTGCTGCAATGAGAAGTCCTCTTTCATCTGTCCACCCTGCGATCTGAATAACAGCGGCTTCCAAAGAAGTCTCGTTAAGATCAGCGGCTACTGATGGTTCGTTGGAGTTAGTTCCACCACTCACTAATGGGTGTGCAGTAGAACAAAGCTCCACTCCATCTCCATAGGTAGTACCAGAGTCAAAAGCATTATTTAGAATAGTCGCTGCTTTTACCTGCTTGGTGTACGCCATTGCACGAGCTAGTGCTTTTGTATAACGTGCTGACAAAGAGTCATACAAGTTATCTTCGATAGCCTCCTCAGTAATTGCGAAGCCCATCGCCACTGTCTCGTGTGTATAGCGAGCTGTGAATGCTTCCTGTGCATTGTCATATTCGATGGCAGAACCTTCGTCTTTGACTGGTGCAGCAGAAAAGCCTGATAGTTTAGTTTCTTCTTCGAAAGAACGGTCAGAAGTCTCTGATTCAAAGATCTCCGCATGTTCCTCCCCATACTTTGCATATTCTAAACCGAATAGTGCATTAAGACCAGGAAGTAGCTCTTTAAGAAGTTGCGCTCTAGAAATTGCCATTGTCTATACCTCCTACAGTCCAACTGGGTTACGATAAGCGTGTCCACCGATGAACACGTTACTACCATTATCAGTATGAGTGCTGTATATGACAAGCACTTCTTGGAAGGTATCGCTACCTGTCGCAGTGGTGTCAACTACATCAATGATTTGAAATGGTAGTGTTGAAGTGGTAGCAACAGAGTTGTTGATAGCAAGCTTGGATGCACCATTAAGAGTATTTAGTGTATTACTGATGATTGAAGCTTTGTTACCAATAACCGTTCTTCCCAATGTTGCCATTGTCGTACCTGAAGAGCATATAGCTGCTTTAAGTATGATGTCTGGGTCATCAACAACAAACGCATGTATATCACTAGCAACGATGCTGCCAGGATATTGATTGTTGAATGTTAGCTGACTTGTATTGGGGTCAGTATACTGACAGCCCATAAAAACACCTAACGTCCCAGTCGCTGGGAAAGCGGTTGTACTTCCGTCACGCTCAATAGTTCCGTCGTTTACACGCTTTACTAAGTCGCCTTTTCCGATAGCTGTGCCGTAGTTGCTAGCTATCTTCATTTGTCGAGTAGCACCTGTGTAAGGACGACCACCAATCAAACCAACGGGTACTAGCCCATAAGGGGCATCAATAGTTGGATAAGCCATGAAAATAGTCTCCTGTTAAAATTAATTGCCTTTACCAAAAGTGACCTTAGTCTTCCGTTCGTTAAATAACGGCATCCTAGGGTCGTTTTCTCGCATGAGGTTGTTGTCTACTGACTTCATCTGATTATCGGTCTGCGCTTTGAAATACGAAGTCCTTTCATCTTTGAGTTCTTCTGGAGCCTTGCACAGCATTAACCCTCCTATCACAATGTTATCTTTGAACTTTTCGTTCTCGATAGTTACCAAAGTGATTTCTGGATGGTCAACTGCCTTTACGGGTTCCCAACCTTCACGTAATTTTGAGGAAACGTTAGTAGCATCGACTTGACCTTGAGTGCTTGTTCGTATCCAACGGTATGTATACCCTGGCTCTGGCGTGGGCGAAGGTAATGTTTCGGGTCGCTGCCAAGCCTTCTTTTGTACTGTCTTCTCACGAGTTTCAAGTTCTCTGTTGATTCTGTTTTCAGCCATTATTCTTTCCTCATTTCTTCTGCAACCTTTTGGGCGTATAATTCGATAGGTACTCCTAATCTTTTCGCTATGGCGACTTGTGTTTGCGTTAGCTTTACCTTTTTGGGTGCTACGCTCCGCGTTGCGGGTGCAACCACATTAGCCTGTTTTTTAGGCTTTTCAGCCTCTTCGGTCTCTGCAACCTCTTCTTCGAACTTATCTGGGAAGAGTTGCCGCATACGAGTATCAATAGCCTCGTAGTATTCGTCACTCTGCAAATCAACTCCTTGCTTGGCAAGTTTGTTGTGCAAGCCCAGTGCCAGACTTGTCATCTCATCGTCTGTACCGAACCAAGTGTTCTTTGAAGCCCAGTCCTGCGCCCGTTTATCTACTACGGGGGCTTTTTCAGGCTCCTCTTTAGTTTTTACCTCATCTGATTCTTCCTGTAAAGCAGGAATCTTTACGTTGTTTAACTTATCAGACTTAATCTTTGCACCTGTTAAGCTCTCCTGTGCAGCAAGAATAGCGTCTGCATCTCCAGCTTCATACGCATCTTTGTATGCTTTTTTAGCCTGTGCAAGTTCAACTTCTGCTGTCTTCTTAGCTTGTTCAACGAGAGCTGTTTGGTTCTTATTAACGCTGCCTTTTAGCTTGGTATTCTCATCTTGTATAGATTTTACAAACCTTTCTAACTCGTCACGCTCTCTTAAGGCTGCTTCTTTTGCTCGCCTTTCATCGTGATAGCCTTTACTAAAATGCTGTATACGCTTTCTAACTTTCTCAGAGTAATCCTCAAGCTCTTCGTCAGTGACCTCTTCGGGTGGCTCAGAAGGCTTACGATTCCTATCAGCTTTCGGTGTGTCATCAACAACTTCGACTTCAAGCTCATCTTTAGGCGTAGCTTTCTTGATTCCTTTATCATCTGCTCCGTTAGCCTTTGGTTCATCTTTCTCCTCGTTTTTACCTGATAAATCGACCTCTATAGCACTAGAGTCTTCTATCTCTATGTTTTGTTTCGCTGTATCATCAGGATCAGGAAACTTATATTCTACTTTTTCAAATGCCATTTTTTACCTCTTATGCTCTCGTGATACCACGAGGATCTGCTACTACAGCCTCTATAGAATCATCGTTTAATAAACGATACTCTTTTCCAGCCACCTTAAATCGTGTTCCGCTGTTTGCTCGAAACATTACGAAATCACCTTCTTTACACCATGCCCCATCAGGGAAACGCTCTTTGTCTTTATAGGCTCCATCACCCATATCCACAACGAGTCCCATGATAGACATAATATAATCGTGATGTATCTCTTTATCTGTTTTTAAAACGCTAGTATTCCCGTACGTCTTTTCTATCTCAGGTAAAGCTATAAGCACTCTGTATCCCACAGGTCGTGGTAATTGTTGTTCTAGTTCATCGTCCGTCAGTTGTACTACTTCAGTCATCGTCACCTTCCAGTTGTTGTTTCGCAAGGTCTTGAATATGCGTTATGCTGGACTTTAGACCTCGGATCAGTCCAACAACTTCCTTGTAACCTGCATAGTCTTTTGCTGACCCTGCTTCAAGGAAATCCTGTGCAGAGGCTATATCTGCCTCGATTTTACTCACTAGAACGTCGAATATTGTTTTCGCCACTAATTACCTCGTTGTAATCTAGCTGTTTCAAGAATAACATCTGATTCATCTTTTCTTGCTTTTCTCTCTTGTTCAGCCTGTTGTAGAGCTATATCTGCTTTGTCTTTCTCAGCCTTACGCTGCACTTCTTGCGCTTTTATCTGAAGTTCAGCTTGTTGCATCTGTACCACTGGGTCTTGTGCTTTCTGCTGTGCTGCCTGTTGTGCTGCCTGCTGCACATTCTGTTGTGTGAGCTGTTTGGCAGCATCAGCAACAACTCTTGACAAGTTAACCTCTATTTCTTCAGGTAACTCTTCGTTTGGTAGCGGTAACTCTACCCCAAGCTTTGCCTCTATATCTTTTCTATACTTATACCCAAGATGCTCGGCTATGTGTGCTTGTATGCCTGCCATAATCTGTTTTGCCTGTGGGTTCTGTCCTATCATTTGGGCTATGACAGGATCTTGCATAAACGCCATATGTGTAGCGATATGTGCGTCATGGTCTTGGTAGATAAACGCTTTCATAGGCTTGCCCTGTAACACCGCCATATTCTCGCTCACAGGATCGACAGGCTTGAGGTCGTCTTTGGTCGGTACAAGTTTCTCTGCGTTCTTCACCCCAAGAACTTCTATCATCTGCCTATGTAACTGGGGCAGGTCGTATATCTGTGGTGCAGTCTGTGACATTTGGAGGACAGCTTGATACTGCACCACACGTTGCGCCATCGTAGAGCTGTTTGGGTCTGATACAGGGATGACATCAATCATCATGTAGTCGGATTGTTTAGCTGATACATCACCTCTAGTTGGCACATACGTATACTCAGCAGGAGCATATTCAGACATTAACAATTTTAACATCTTAAACTCTTGCTTCATGGCATAATGCACACGTGCTTGTACGGCTGCCATCGGTTTGAGTGTTCTTTCTAACAGGGCAAGGGTTGTACCCACAGGAGCATTAGCAGACATATCCGATATGTTCATATCGCTCACAGCCCCTAATCTACGCCCTTCAGCGGTTATATCTTTCAATAATGCTAACAATACTTGGCTTGGTTCTTTGTATGGCAGTGGCATGATGTTATCACGTATACTGCCTGATGGTACATCTACATCCCTAAAAGACCCAGGTTCTATCGGTGTATCGTCCCCCTTGATACGCAAACCTCTCGACTTCAACCCCCCTGGGAGGTTTGCCAAAGTACCTGCGTCTACAAGCTGACGTATGATAGATGTCCCTGCCTGTGCATAGCCACCTATGATATGTATCAATCCAAGACCGTAGAACCCAAAGCCTGGGGTATATACATAATGCACAAAGTGCTGTCTTTTCAACATTAAAGCGTCATCAGGGTTCCAGTTTCTCCGTATAGCCAATACTCTGTATGACCCACGCTCTATAGATACTATATATGGCTTGGCTATACCTTCGTCTGAATCATCGACACCATCTATAATTATATCCGCATGTACCTCGTATATACTATAGCGGTTGTCGTTTGTGAGAGAATATCCCCCCTCTTCAGCTTTACGCTCTTCTATATCACTATGGTATGCCTGTGGCTCTCCAAGATCTACATCCACGTAGAACCCGCTAGCCTGTAGCTTTTTCAACTCGTTCTTCGTCTTTCG